AATAATGGCTACAAGAATTAAAACTCAATTTAAAAACAACAAACAAGGCTGGTCAGCTAAGTTAATGACGCCTAGAGGGGTTAATACTCCTTATATTGGAAGTTATATGAACAGCAAACTGGGAGATGTTAAAGTTAATAATAAAAGTTTGGAAACCTTTTACGGAGATAAAATAAAACCCTAAGAAAGGATCAATGGATTTAGAAAGCACTATTGTACAACTCAATCGTTTTTTAACAAAACGGGTTCAAGATTTATCTGTAGCCATTACCTCGGGCGGGGTTGACAACATGGAGTCTTATAAGTATATAATAGGACAAATAAATGCCCTAGAGGCAACACGACAGGAACTCTCTACCCTGCTGGATAACAAGGAGCAAAAAAGTGAAGGAACAATCATCGACATCAAACCTCCCAAAACATAAATCAGCATTAGAAGAGAAGTACAAACGCCAGGATGAAGACCTACCAAAACCGACAGGTTGGCGACTTTTAGTTTTACCCTATCGTATGAAGGATAAAACCAAAGGTGGATTAGTATTAGCGGATTCTACAATTGAAAGACAACAAGTAGCTTCGCAATGCGGTCTAATTTTGGCAATGGGTCCACAATGCTACCAGGACAAGGAACGTTATCCTCAAGGTCCGTGGTGCAAGAAGGGAGATTGGGTAATGTTTGCCCGATATGCTGGATCCAGAATTAAAATTGAAGGTGGGGAAATCCGTATGCTAAATGACGACGAAGTTTTAGCGACCATCAAGAGTCCAGAGGATCTCTTGCATGAATTTTAACCATAGGAGGAACTATGCCTGAAGAAGAAAATAAGAAACCGAGCCAAAAATCGGTGGACATTGATACGTCTGGCCCAGGGGCCGAGGTTGATGTTGCTGAAGAAAAAGTAAAAGAAGAAGGAGTCGTAGAGACTGAAGCACCAACGACGGAACAAGAACCAGAAATCAAGGTAGAAGAAACCAAGGAAGAAGAAACAGTAAAAGAAATTAAGAAAGACGACGAACAACTTGAAGAATATAGTAAGGGTGTTCAGTCTCGTATTTCTAAACTCACTCGTAAAATGCGTGAAGCTGAAAGACAAAGAGATGCAGCTACGGAATATGCAAGAGCGGCTGATGATAGTCGCAAGACGTTGGAAAAACGTTTTGTTAAAACTGACTCTGAATATATTAAAAAGTTTGAGTCGAGCGTCAAAGAAGGAATGGATGCAGCCCAAAAACAATTGGCTCAAGCCATCGAATCTGGAGACGCTAAAGCACAAGTCGAAGCGAACAAACGGATCGCTACCTTAGCATTTGACAATGCTAGATTAGAACAAAGCAAAGAGATAAGAGAAGAAGCACCAGCAACACCTGCTGATGTGAGAGAACCTCAACAACCTCCTTCTCAAGTCCCTCCTGCTGATCCACAGGCTGACGCTTGGGCTGGAAAAAACTCATGGTTTGGTCAAAATCGAGCCATGACATTTACTGCGTTCGAAATTCATAAAGATTTAGTGGATAAAGAAGGTTTTGATCCTAAATCGGATGAATATTATGCTGAAGTAGATAAAAGAATTCGTGTTGACTTTCCGCATAAGTTTGGTACAAGTGATAATAAGTATACGACCGAGCCCGTTCAGACGGTCGCTTCTGCAAAAAGAAGCGTGAAGCCTGGTCGCAAAACTGTGAGACTCACTTCTTCACAGGTCGCTATTGCGAAAAAATTAGGAGTGCCACTCGAAGAGTACGCAAAACAATTAAAAAACACGATGGGAGTAGTATAAGCGTATGAAACAAGAAGATACAAAGACACCTCGTGCGAGCCAAACACGGTCCAAATCTGAAAGACCAAAAGTGTGGGTTCCTCCATCATCTCTAGATGCACCTCCTGCGCCTAAAGGATTTAGGTACAGATGGATCAGAGCTGAAGTCATGGGATTTTCGGATACGAAAAATATCCAAGGACGAATAAGAGAAGGATATGAACTTGTTCGTGCTGAAGAAATCGAAAATGCTTCAGATTATCCAGTTATCGACGAAGGTCGATACAAGGGGGTAGTAGGGGTCGGTGGCCTTTTGCTTGCAAAGGTTCCAGAAGAGATTGCGCAGCAACGTACAGACTATATGACAAAACGAAGCTATAGAACACGATCTTATGAAGGAGCAGGATAAGAGGATGCCTATCAATATTGAAAGGCAGTCTCGTGTAACCTTCGGTGGTACAAAGAAAAGTTAATTTTTTAACTATTCTCGGGTTAATCCCTATCATCGATTTTAATTAACCGTTTACAGGTAAAACTGTAAACAAGGAGTAACAAACTATGGCAAATAGTAATACGCAAGGTTTTGGATTAATTCCTCTTGGTACACTGGGCTCAGGCTACAGTAACCAAGGACAATCCAAATACGTTGTTGAAGCGGCTTATAGTGACTCTGATCTTTTTCAAGGATGTACTGTTAGAGTAGTAGCAGGATATATTGAACAAGCATCACTCACTAGAACCCTTACATGTCTTGGTGTGTTTAATGGTATCTTTTATAACGCGGCGACTACTTTAAAGCCGACGTGGTCTAACTGGTACAATCAACCAATTACTCCAGCTAATAGTGAAAACCTTACAGCTTTTGTATTAGACAATCCGCATCAATTATATGTAGGCTCAATGTCTGCAATAATGACGAATGGACAAGTTGACTTTGGAGAAACTATCTCCTTTTCAGCAGCGGATCCAACAGGAAGTGAAATTTCTGGACAATGTTCTAATACATTAGATTACGCTAACTTAAGCGTAAATGCTGGCCAGTGGCGAATTATAAGAAAGGCTGAGGATCCATCTAACAATGATGTTTCTGCAGCTTTTGCTTCAGTTGTTGTTGTTAATAACCTCAACCAATTCACACTCGGTACAGCTACTGTTGGTATCACTTGGGCATCATAGGAGCATATAGAAATGGCAATATCACGAGCACAGCTAGTTAAAGAACTAGAGCCAGGCCTGAATGCACTATTTGGGCTGGAATACAAACGGTATGAAAATCAACATGCTGAAATATACGTACAAGAATCCTCTGACAGAGCTTTTGAAGAAGAAGTTATGTTATCAGGATTTGCGAACGCCGATGTAAAAGGAGAAGGGCAAGGCATCGCTTACGATGACGCTCAAGAAACTTTTACAGCACGTTACACTAATGAGACTATCGCTCTAGCATTTGCGATAACAGAAGAAGCTATCGAAGATAACCTCTACGATAGAATTGCTTCTCGTTATACAAAAGCTTTAGCAAGATCTATGAGCAATGCTAAAGAAGTAAAAGCAGTCAATCCATTAATTAATGGTCTACCATCTGGTAGCTTTAAAACTGGAGACGCTGTAACTTTATTTAGTACTGAGCACCCAACGATTGCAGGAGTATTTAGTAATACTTTAGCAACGGCGGCAGATCTTAACGAAACGTCAATGGAGCAAGCTTTAATAGACATTGCTGCAATGACTGATGAACGAGGTCTTAAAATTGCTGCTAAAGGAGTGAAAATGATCATTCCTTCTAACACGCAATTTACTGCTGAAAGATTATTTAAATCTCAAGGCAGAGTGGGAACAGCTGATAATGATATCAATGCTGTCAAATCTATGGGAATGATTCCTCAAGGATATAGAGTGAATAATTTCTTAACTGATACTGACGCATGGTATATTATTACAGACGTGCCTAACGGCATGAAAATGTTCAATCGTGCACCATTGACAACTGCAATGGAAGGCGATTTCGATACTGGGAACGTTAGATACAAAGCTAGAGAAAGATACGTCTTCGGATGTTCTGACCCTAGAGGTATTTACGGCTCACCAGGAGCGTAATAACATTAGAGATGAGGCCGCCTCAAAACGGCCTCATTTCGTTTATAAAGATAGAAATATGAAAAACTTCCTTATTAAAATTCGATACCATGGCTATTATGCTGACTTTAAGGTCAAGTGTAAGGATACAGCTAAGGATATCGAAAATTCAATCCTTGACAAACTAGGAAAAAATGAGGTAAAACTGGAGAAAGATGGATTTACCAATAAACGTGGTAAATGGATAACCTATGAGGAGGTTATAA